CTCATCCATAGCGTCATCAAACACTTTTTCCATTTCAGCAACTCTTTCAGCAAGATTGTTGCCGTTAAAAGCGTCATCAAACTCTGGTATGTATTGGAATCTAATTCCTGTCAGGGCAGCTGTTGGTTCATTTCCTAACGCTTGAACGCTTGCCCGATCTGCCTGTCTTGCATCAGTGATGAATGTAAAACCATCCACGCCTTTGTCTTGCAATATTTTTAAAATGTTTTCTGCAAAATTTACGTCTTGCCTGTCTCTGAAATATATTTCAACACCAGGTCTTGCATTAGCCGCGCCATCTGGCACCACTTTTGAGACAAACACAGCGTCTTGATCATATTTACGCCCAGCCTCAACAATAGCATTTGTCATGTCTGTTGGGTCAAAATCAACCTGAGTAACGACTTCAAAATTCAAATTTCTTTCTCTGTCACCAGCAAACCCGCCAATAGATGGATTAGCTTGAACGCCAATCATCTTATCATCTTTTAATACTGGCGCTAAAACTTCTTGCGCTAATTCATTTTGTTCAATGTTTGTTGGCACCATATCGGGGCGCTGTCTTGAAATACCAGCAGTAAAGCGCTGTGGCGCGCCCTCTAGTGTGACTAGCTCTGCTTGGGCATCTGCTATTTGCTGTGGGGTGCTGCCTTTTTTGTTTATCACAGACCTTAGCTGTGCCACTCTTTCGCGATTAGCTGAGCCGCCATAGACTGATTCATAGTCTAATGACCCGCCCTCGCCAGCTTTTGTTGTCCAGCCGTTCTTTGTCCACTTTTCTTTTTCTAAGAACCAAACAACAGCTTGCAAATCATCAGGGCCGATATCGCCAAGCTCAGGATTGACCTCTTTTATAATACCACTTGCATTTAGCTCGGCGGCTGCTTCAGAAAACACCTCTTGTCCGAAACCAAATTCTGCACCTATTTGCGGGTCGTCAAATGTAGATTTTGTCAGATGTTTGCCGGAAACAGCTTTTTCTGCCGGCGGTGGTATGCGAGGCAAACCAGCAGCATCGCGCAGGAATCTAGCAGCCCACACATCAATGGTTGCTTCGTTGCCAAATCCAATCAAATTGCCGGTAAAGTTAATAGTTTTCGGCGCTTTATCTTTTTTGATCTGTCTAAACATATCAAGCAGCGCTTCTGTAGCTGCTGGGCTGTTGGTGTTGAATAATGCGCCTGATGCTTTGGTAATTAGCTTAAATGGGCTGTTTTCATCTTTGTGCAGTATGTTTAATTCTTTGCTGCTTAAAGTATCTCCAGACTCAATTCTGGCAGTATATATAGCGATTTCTTCATCGAACTCGCCGCGTGAGAATCTTCTTAATACTTGCAACGCATTATCATAATTTTGTTGCACATTTGTTTGTGCTGACGTTGCGCCAATGATGTCTGCGAAAACATCAGCCAAGCCCCCAAATTCTTGACGCAGCCTAGTACGCATTGAGCGATACCAGTTAGCCTGATTGATAATTTCTATTGCGGCTGTGTCACCGTTTTTTGCACGTTCAACGATGTTGGCAACGTCCGATACGGTAACATCAACCAAATTTTGTTTATGCGCTGCCACTTGTGCTTTGCCGGCAGCGCCTTTTAATTTTTCGCCTGGCGGAATGTGAAACGCATATGCCGGTTGTTGCCAATTAATTTCTAAACCGCCATCTTTATCAACTTTAAAAGTTGGCGTCCTTTTTGATGGATCTTTGATATTTTCGCCAGTTTGCACATTAATAGGCAACCAGCCATCCTCGGCCGGGTACTCATTCTTTATACGTTCAGCCTCAGTCACAACATCTTTCAATATTGCAGGGGCTGCTCCTTTTTTTGGTTTTTGATTTGCTACGTCTGTTTTTATAAGGTCACGCTCAGTTTTGTTGAGCTTCACAATGCGTTTTAATGTTTGTGACGGCGAGCCCTCAGCATCTGATGATATCAAGGGCGTTGCCCCTACAGCTGTGGCAATGGTGTTTGTTGCATAACGTAAAAAAGTGGGGTTGTTTTTGATTAATCGCAGGGTTCCGATTATACCGTCAAACGCCAAACCAAGAGCCCCGCCCTGTACGCCAAGCCCGGCCCTGCTTCTAAGCCGCTCAAGCACGGTATCTTCTTCTGATGACTCAACAGCCAAAAACTCAACAGCTTGCGGCAAAATGCCAAGGTCAATCAATGGCCGGATAAAACCACCTTCTTTGGGATCAAAGTACCCGCCCTCTGCCAGTGCAGATTTTCCGGCTATTCTAAGCGGCGTTGCAGCACCAGCGCCGGGCGTCATAACCATGCCAACACCGAACTGCACAAAGTCTCTAGCCAGCTGCCCTATCATCCCCTCTGGCTCTGGTATATCTGCCAAGCGTGATGGCGGCACCTTTACTTGTAATCGTTGGTTGGCAAGCGCGGCAGCCGGGCCAAAGAAACCAGCCTCTAACAGATCAGAACCTGTTTCCATACCAACATTTGCCGCATCAACAGCACCGCCAAGCCCAACATTGTAGGCAGCACTTTTAAGTTGCTTGCTGACATTTTCGCCAGCTTCCTCAAGCTCGCTGATAGGCGTTCCCATGACTTCTATTTCTGGTTCAGGCTTTTTGATCGAGCCCATGAGATAGCGCTGTGCATCAGCTGCGTCGTAGGCGTTTAGCTGTTCTGATTCGTAATCCAATGCTAATCCCTCAACAGTTTTTCATAGCTTTTAATTGTTTGCACTACGCCGAGCGTCAAAGGATTTTGCGGATCTGACTGTAATCGTTGTTGCAAAAATACTTTTGCGGCTTCGATATCTGAAGGCAACCCCGGCATCGTTCTTTGTTGGCCTAGTATATAAGACGTAAGCGCTTCGCCCATCATCTGTTTATATTCGACATCATTAGCGGCTATAATCTCACGCGCTTTCTTTACTGTTTCCTGATAGGTTGCCCCAGCCCCCTCACCTACAGTGTTCAGCCAATCATCGAGTTCAAACATACTTTGCTGGTACATAGCGTCAGACGCATCACCCAGCGCATTGTTACTGTCTTTAAACTCATTATATCGCAGTCTGCTTCCGATTAAGCCCTTTGCGGCTGTGCGGCCTTCTTTGCCTTCCGTGATAGCGCGCTTAAAATATGCGTTATAATCAGTCGTTGATAACTTATCTGCAAACGTATCAACCAAGGCCACAGTCAGAGTGTTGTCGTTATCAGCTTTATTTAAAGCTCTGACAGCATCTTTGCTGGTTTTGATATCAGTGCCGGCTGTAGTTTTCTGTAGACCCAGCCTTTTCTCAGCTGCGTTGCGCTCTGATGCTGTATAAAAATTATCTTTTAGCAATTCTTTGTGCAGCGCTTTTGCAGCGGTCATTGCTTCTGCATCAGCTGTATCAACATTGATGATTGTCTGAAAATTCTTTTTGTTTTCTTCGTCTGCCGCTTCTTCATCGGCCTCTTCTTTTTCGCGTCGTTCTGTGTCTATTTTGTTGCCTAGCGTGAACATGTCACTAATTAGTTTGACTTGATCGCCGGCATCCATTTGGTTGATCACTGATTGCATCACGGGATCTTGTATGTCGCCTTGAGCAATTTGTAAGACAACCGCTTCAGCAGATGGCGCCTCAGTCATTACGCCTAAAAACGTCTGACGCACTGTGTCATCAGCTGCGGCACGTTTTCTTTTCTCACCCTCATCAGCTGTGATGGTGTTGTTGGTTACCGCTTTGTTAATGTCAGCGACCAAATCTGTGTAAGCGGTTGTCCGTTCCTGCACTGTGCGATTACGCACATCGCCGGCAATATTTACCCGCTTGTTTGTGTTGCTCTCCAGTATTGCAGCATCGGCTTTCTGGGCTCGATCACGCACTGATACAAAAGCGGCTCTTGATAGTTTTGCAGCTTCAGACTCTTTTATATATCCATCCGCTGCCATTTGCTCATAATGACCGACTATATTTTTTGATGGATCGCCAAACAATTTTTCGTTTGCGATAGTTCGTTGGGCTTGGTTGCCCATCACAATGTCGTCCATTAGCTCATCAGCTTTGCGAAACCCGTTAGCCTTGTTTTGATCAATCAGCCGGTTTCGGGCGCCTTGGTTGACGTTTATCGTAAATGTATTGAGGCTGTCGCGCGCATTTTTTTGAAAAGCTCGACGCACACGCTTGTCATCGATGTTAGCTAAAATGTTGTTAATTTTTTGTTGACCAAGCGAAGCAAACCCCTGTGTGCCTTTATTTGGCTGGTCATATAGAACATCGTTAGGTGTTCGAGTTGTTTGCTGTTGTTCTAGCTGTTGCAGCTCTTGTTTTAGCTCAAACTCAGCATCATCCAGCTCAGACTGTCTTTTGATCTTTTGTTCATTTGCATAATAATCAACAGCTAGTTTTTCAGCTGCCGACACAAATTCACCAGCAGCGCGCAATCCGGCAGACAAAGCGCCGGGGTTGGCTTGCACACTAAACATGGTAGCGCCAGTTTTTTCTGTTACAGCTGTTTGCTGTCTGTATGTTGGCACTTTCATTATGATGCCGCATATATTGAGGTTGCTGTATTCATTAAGCTCTGGGCAGCTCTGGCCTTGCCTCTGGTTGCCGCAGCCTTGCCATACATTCTGTTGAGCTGGCCTTGCAATCGTGACTCCACGCCTTTTTCGCGCAGTGTCTGAGCGCCAACAGCAGCGTTGTATCTGCGTGTTTCTATCTCGGCGTCGGCCTCTTGTGCATTGGCCAGCGCTACTTTGAGCGGTGTGCCTTCCTCAGCGATCCATCCATTGTAACGATACGCCTGTTGCGTCGCATCTTGCAGATCTTGGAAATCTTCACGAAATTTCACAATGTTCTGTTCTTCTGTGAAAATAAGTTGTGCCGCTTCCTGATCTGCCGCTTTGGCATTTCGCTCGTTAACATCAGCGTTAAAGTTATATGCCGCCTGTTCCTGCTGACCGGCCTGATATTCAAACAAAAAGCCCATTTAACTTACCTTTGCTATTCTGATGTAGTCTGCTTGTTCTGGGCCGTATTTACGCATCAGCCCCTCTTCTTCGAATCCCATCAACCGGGCAAAGCGCCGCGCTGCCGGCCAGTCTGCTTTGCAAACACCCTGCACCCGCCACAGTTTGTTTTTCGCTACTACGACATCCATTACGTCTGTTTTGGCAAATCTTATGAACGGTCTGACATTTTCATGAATCTTGCTCGATGCTATAAACCAAGCCTCACCGACGCCCGGCCACATATCAACGATGCCGCAGCAACACAATATGTGACCATTTTCTATAAGAGTGTATGACCAGCCAGGTTGCTGTAATGTTTCGGCGTATGATCGCATATAGCCTATGTTCTTGACCGCGCCATCGTTTAGGTCGCCATCCATAAGCTCATAAAGATGAGCCTCTTCGTAGTCTAAAATTCTCACTGATCAAATGTAATCAGACGCGGGAAAATGCCGATTATGGTCAGCGGCAGCGGCTGATCCTGCCGGACAACCACAAAACCATCTGTGTCAAACCCACCTCTGAACTCTATCTCTTTATCGCCAGTAAACAGCGGTATCGCCGCGCTCATGGCTTGCGCTGATGATCTAAACGGTATGCGATCCAGCTCTGTTTCTGAGCTGCCTACAGTAACACCGACTGTGCGGAACAATCTAAGCACTACCTCATGTATTCGCTTTGTTTTACCCTGCGCTGTCCCCTCAGTGCCGCCAGCCTCAATACGCATGGTTTGCAATGTTGAGTTATAATTTAATCCGATATGCGCTTTGGTTACAGCAAAGTCTAAAGTAATGGCACCAGAGCTGACGGTTTTATTTGGATGCGTTGAGCCGTTTGCAAGTATTGAGACAACTTCGCCCTCTAAGTGACTGAGTCCACTAATGGATGTGGCCGACGCTCCAGAGTATGTCAGGCCGCTATCTATAAAGAACGCATCCTCAACATCTGTGCCAAAATCAAAGCTGCTAAAATATTCTACATATCGTTTTGTCGCGCCATTAACTGTTCGCTGCACAACCAGATAGGTATCATCCTCATTAAGATCACCTGGTATCGTTGCCACACTCTCGACCAGCGCATGGGTCTGATCTGTTGTTGTAAGCCTGGTAGTGTCTGAGCTGACCACAGATAGAAACCCGGTAGGTGTCGGGCTTGTCTCTTCTATGGTAACGATTGCAGCTGCCGGGTTGGCTACGGTAAAATCAGCGTGTGCGTTGATTGCCGTAAAAATATTGTCAGCTGTGGTGTTGTTATTAGTATTTGGCCTAAAACCCAAAGATGATGACGGGTCAGAGCTACCAGCTGCCTCTGATGTGAAAGTTACTGTCGTCCCATCGCTTTTTGTAAAGGTCAGTGTCGTGCCAGTGGCTATATTGGCGTAGTCGCTGACCGTAACAGTGCAAGCGCCAGATCTGCCACCAATGATATGCTCATGCCAGGCAATGACGTTTTCTTCGCGCCGGTAGGTCATCCCGGCAAATAGGCCATTCTCCAACACGCACCAGACGACGTTATCGGGCTCTTGTTGCAGTGACATCTCTTTGATGCCGGTATCGGTGATATGCTCTGCCAATAGCGTCAGATCGGGCGCCTGATAGCTATCTGTATTGAGATCGAACACCAGCTCACGCAGTTTACGCTTTGCACGCTGCACAAACAGCGTCACGTTGGCCACCTGTACGGGTTGGATGTCTGCCGACCCATATGTGGCCTGACGCTTCACAACGGCGTTTGTAGGGCTTAGAGGGGCGTCCTCAGAGCTTGTGACCACAAACTCACCGCCGGATGTTCCAACCAGCAGCACACGGCCAGCCTGTAGATATCTAATGATGTTGACCTGGTTCGATCCTAATGTGTAGGTCAGCGCGTCATCAGCGTCGGTGCCGTCTGCAAAGTCCTCAAAGCTGCCACCCACAGAAAAGAACAATGTCTGTGGCTGGGCTGTGGTTGATGCAAACACCAGGCGCTGTTCGTAGAACGCGACGGCTGATGGAAAGCCGGTAGTCGTTGAAAACGCGCCTAATGACCAGTCTGTACTGGCTGTTAGATCTCCAGAAATTGTCACGCTGTCGCCAGCAGCTTCATCTGTTAAATCAGCACTGGGCGCTAGCAGCAACGTATCTTCCGTCACTTTTACAATGATAGCTGACGTTTCGTTATTGTTACTGTCGGTAAAGCCTGTGACTGTAATTTTTTGCCCGACCTTGAATCCTTGGGCTACAAACTGCCCGGCTGTGTCCTGATAGCGGTCATTGTGTTCCAGGCCGGTTGATGACGGGTCGCCCTCATGGGCTGATATTGTGGTCGCGGCATAACTCGGCATTAGCTCTGCCCGGCCATCAGCATTGGTCTGCACGGCTGTTGCAACCACAGTAGCGCTGGTAAAGCCGGTAATCTTGGTCACACCATCATGCACTTTGATTAGCCGGCCAACGTCGGTGCTAACAAATGTACTGGTGCTGGCGGTCACATTGACCGTGCCGGTACGGCCTGATGCCAGAAATGTTGTAGCGGTGGTGTTTTCGTCTTGAAACGGCCCCCGCAGAAAATCAACCTCTGCAATCGTCCAGGCTGTGTGGCTGGTTCTGGTAATCTTGCGCGGCGAAAAGTCAGGGTGCGCCACATACATGACATCGGCGCTTTGTGTAAATTTTATCTTGGCAAGATCAGTGTGAGCATAGGGTGTACTGACCTCAATAGGATCACTGCTACCATCAACCACCGTGCCGCCATCTTTGTGGATACGAAAGTATGTGTCGCCAAACTCAAGGATATAGGTTTGCTCGACGTTAAACTCAAATGGGATCAGGCGCACATTATGGGCGCTGTTCTTGACCTCACGCACAAAGATAGTGCCGGGGCGCCGGCTGGCACCGCCATGCGGATGCACAATAAAATTCTGTAGTTTTTTGCAGCCACTGAAATATTTTTGCAGATCGGTGCGGCCATCGAGCCTGGGGCTCAGCTCACCGGCTGTAAAATTAGTAAAGGCTGGCGACGCTTTGGCCATTTAAAATCTCGCGTTGATAAATGTATCAGCAGCGACTGTTCTGCTTTCATTAACAATCGATGTGTTAATTGCGTTATCTTCAGTCGCGTCCACAAAACGTGCTTCGGTCAGTTTGGTCTGGTAAAGGCTATACATATTGGAGCCGAGCGCTGATGAGCCGACCAGCGGATAGGCAAGGTCTGCGGCCAGTGCAGCTGCCAGTGTTTCGATTAGCAGCGTGTCGTACTGGTTCACGTCAGTAACGCGCGCTATGTATATCATCTGGATTGTGCTTTCGTTGCACAACAGTTTGCGCCCCTCTACCCGGTAAAGGGTATTCGCATCGCTAAGGCCAAGAACACGCAAACAGAACGGATCGGTCGGCAATGTGAATTGCTGTGTAAATTCAAAAACCGGGGTGGCGGTATCTGGTGCCAGAGCCACTCGGGTGGTCAAGCTGTTCCAGGGGTGAGCCCGGAATGTTGCATCTCGCACAAAGTCATAGCGCTGGTTGCACAGCCGTGCCGCCTTGCTGTCCTCAGTAAGCGCAATAATATTTGACGCGCCGATCTGATTAAGTGCGCTGTTACAGATATCAACAACAGATGCCATGAAACCCTCATAAAAGAAAAGGCCAGCCCAACACTGAGCTGGACTGGCCTATAGGTTAGTTCACAACGTAGTGGATTAGAAACGACATGGTTCCAGCAGTGCCACCTGTGGCGTTGAAAGTCACCGCCACATAGTAGTACCCGCCAGGGTCAGTCGTATCACCCGCTAGTTCGAACACTTTTTTGCCAGCAGTATCGATATTTGCTGCCTCAAAGCGCACGTCAGCCATTCCCGCAGCGTCAGCCACTGATGTTGCAAAGACATCTTCGTCTTTCACAGTGCCGTCTGCCAGGTATAGACCCACGTTGAACGTACAAGACCCGCCGAATGTATCGGTGCCGATAAAAATCTGCGGGAGAGTTGCATGGCTTGGAACTGGCGCCAGCATGACAATATCATTGTCTGTGCTATCACCAGCCACTAGCTCGATGGTGCCTTGTGCGACACGCAGTTCACCGCCAAGCAGTGCCGCATCGTTAAACACCTGAGGGCTAGCTTCAAAGTTTGCAACCAAGTCTGAGTTTTTAGTTGTCATGACTAGCTCCCTTATGCTGACTCATCGCAATCGATTTGGATCACTTTGGCCTCTTCCATACGGGTCGCACCAAACTGGGCGCAATAATAAACCTGTGTAGAATAAGACTTGTCAGCTCTCTCATCGATGCGAGATTGAACGTCTTTGCCGACTGCCAGCTTGAGGCCATCTTGAGCCCAAGCGAAACAGCTACGAATGTTGCCAGATTTTGAAAGGCGAGTAGACACATGGAACTGAAAGCCCATGAATGTGTTAACCTCACCCTGCACCAGGGCTTTGACTGTGTTAAAGTCAGAGCTTGTGACAGAGGTGGTGTTTAACAACGCCTCGATTTGGTCTGGCCCCACAGCAATGTGCCGTGGAATTGATGGATCAACTGAACCCAGGTCAAGTAACTTCTTGGCTGAGATTAGTTTCGCCACAGTCAGATCAGCTGATCCGTCAGCAATCTGGTTTGCTGCAAGCATTGTTGTGCTTGTTGCACCAGCTTTGCCGGTCAGTGATGTGCCTATTGCTGCCTCGATGATTGCATCATCCATAGCACGACCCATAGCAGCAGCTGCCGCACGGGCATATGTGCTTGTAGGATCGATGAGCATCTGGACTTTGTCAGCGTCATCAATGAGATCAGCCCATTCATAGGCTTCCATAGTCACCATGCGGCGGCTATGTGGTGTGTCAACCATGGGTGTATCCTGGTGCCTTGATGTACGTTTTACCGCAGCCGCTGCACCAACTTGATCGAAGAAAGCCTTTTCTCCGACCACTGATTCCTCTTCGACGCCGCCCCGTAGGATCGACCCCATCTGCTGAGAAAGCAGCTGTACGTTTGTGCTAAACTGCTGGGAAAACGCGGTTGAGATTTGTGTAGACATATCAATGTCTCCCTTTGCGTTTGCAGTTAAATGGCTTGCTACCCGCCGGAATGACGGACAAAGGTTTTTGCAGTACGGATGCGCCGACCGGGGCTATGCAGCTTGTCCGGGTTTTTGCTTTGGTGCCTTGGCTGACTGGGCGCTAGGCTTGTCAATCGGCGTGAGGCACCACTGCAAATTCTTTTCTGCCTGTTCCAATGGGTTCTGGATCACAGCGTGTGTGCCGGCTTCCATTGTCAGGCGTAATACTTCTAGCCGGAACTCTCTATCCTCATGCTCCGACATTTAACATTTCCTGATATCTCAGCCCCTCTTGCACATAGAACTGATGCTCAGGGTGACGTTGATCCCAGTATGGTGTGCCTGGCGCTCTAATTTCTGAGAGCTTGGCTTTGGCATCATCAGGCGTCAGACCGCCGGATGATTTGGTGCCGGCCAGTACATCTTCACCAATCTTGCTGTTTATAAACTCGCTGACATTGACCATCATCTTAATGATGCCAGGGTGATCTCCCAGTAGCCGGCCATCGGCCAGCTGGATCTCTGACAGCTCAGCTGAGCCAAACTCTTGCATGGCGGCGTTGCCGTTAGTAATGCGATCTGCATAGGCAGCGCCATATTCTTTTTTAAGCTCAATCTCTGTAGTTTCACGCATTTGCTGGATCTGACCTTCATCAGCGCCTAACTGTGTGCCAAGAAACTGATTATAGCCACCAAGCAGCTTTTGTGCTTGTGATGGTGTCAGACCGGCCTCATGGGCTGCGCTTTTAAACCAGTTCAGCATATCGTCTGATTGCTCGATGCCTTCCGGCATTTCGTTGTCCAACTCGTAACCATCCGGCGAATCTGGCCGGCCTAGTCTGCGATATACCTCGCCCCAGTCTTCATCAGTGGCGTGTTTGCCCGGTATCGCCAGCTTATCAGCGCCGATCATTGACTGCGCGTTGACATAGCTTTTAGCCAGAGCCCCAACGTCGGTAATATGTTCTAATGACTTATGTCCCCGGATTTCCTCGGGAACGCTAGTGCGCCAATCGCTGGCGACAGACTGGGCTACCGTTGCATCGGCAACGACCTCAGCTACCTGTTCTTCACTCATCTGATGTCATATCCTCTAATTGTTTGCGATCCCGCAGCATGGATCTGATAAAAAGCAAAACCGTGCGCTGCCCTTCACGGTAGGCTGTTTCACAAGGATCAGCCGAAAATGTTGTCGAATGTTCACAAAATCTCACACCCAGATCATCTAGGATGCGTTGCCCGTCCTCACTGCTGAACACAGTTTTATAAAGCTGTATCGTATCTTCCGGCGTCATTCAGCTGCCTCGGATGCATCAATGGCTCTGACCATTGGCGCGGCATTGCCAGCAGCCTCGGCTGTTTGCATAAGCTGTTGCTGTTCTGCCATTGCCGCCTGTTGTTCCTGGCGCTGCGCGCGCAAAATAGCGACTTCCTGATCGCCTCTCACCGCCGTGGCCGGCACTGACAGGATCTTGATCAGGTGACGTGATATGCCGTCGCTGTCCACATAATCCATGATTGACGGATCAAGCTGCGATAGCGGCGTCATTAGCTCTAGCAATCTGGTCATGGACTGTATGTCGCCCTGACGCTGTGCTTTGGCCAACGGGCTGACATAGATGATTTCTATGTTTGAGCCGGTCATAAAGTCAGGCGCCGGGGCAAATGCCTTTTGCCGTGACAGGATGCTATATACGCGGGTGATCAGCGGTTGCAGCAGCTCCTGCGACAATCTTCCAGTCAGAGGGCCAAGCAGTCTCATTTTTTCTTCGGTGCGTTGAACCACCTCGGTGGCCGTCATTTGCGGCCCGGTGCCTAGTATCAGCTGGTCAACATAGAAAGCCGCACGGATAGCGCCGCGTCGTTGCTCTTCCATGTTAAGCCCCAGCGGGTTGTTTGCCCCTATATTTAGTGGCTCAATCTTGTCGCGTGTACCAGATCTATAAAAGTTCAGACCGCCCGGTACTGTCCTGACCGGCAGCATAAAGCCGTCATCCGGCACCAGTAGCGGCGGGTCTACCTGTTTTTGCGCTGCCCGGATTGTCACTTCCGACATACGGTTTAGCATTTTTATATCTGCTAGCGCTGTCATAGATGGTGACCGGCCATAGCCAAGCTCAAAAGAGCTTTTGCTAAAACGCGGCGCCATGTATGGGAACTCATCAAAGCCTGATTCGGACAGCACGACCTTTTGATCAGGCTCGATATAGACTGAGGCAAACGGTTTGTTTTCAGCTGTGACCTTGGTTATGTCACGATCATCACGGCTATAGACCGCATGAAGCAATGTGATTTCATCATAGGGATTATTCTGCGCGCGTTGCAGTATTTTACTATTGAATTTTTCTTCACCGAATCGGTTCATGGCGGCTCTGGCCGGCATCTTAAACTGGCGATAGACCGTATCGACCCGCCCTTTATCGTCTTCGGACAGGAAACATTCCTTGATATGGCGTGTACTAAATCTGATCTGTTGCTCGTCGTCTTTATCCACAAACATCACAGCAGTGCCAAATGTCACCAGATCGAGATATAGCTCGGCAATTTGCTCTTGAAAGTTGGAGCGGTTGAACGCCTGGTACATCACGTCCTCGACGCTTTGCAGCCATTCTTTAGCTTCATCGTCGCCGTTCAGCTCATCATCATTATATCTAAGCCCGAACCAGCTGGTTGAGCCGTTGGTCAACATACCATGCAAGGAAGCTGCTAACAGCTCAGCTGCCAGTATGGCGGTGCCATCAAACACCAGCTCTGAGCGTTTATCGCCGGGAGAGCGGTTTTTTGTGACATCTGCCTTGCGCGGCACCACATAGTCAGCAATTTCCTGCCAATGCCCTTCCCATGTCTGGCGCTGCGTTTCTAGCGCGTGGAAGCGTTTGATCAGGATTTGTGCGATTTCATCAGCCATTTAGCCACCTAGCAGCGTTTTGGATTCTGTAGGCGCATCACCCATCACGCCTTTGGTGCTGGTCATAATGGTGCCTGATTTCTTCTTTTTCTTTTTCTTTGGGGCGCCGTCTGCCTGTTCGCCGGCATAGATAACCTCATCAGGATTATCCGGCTCTGCCGCATCTACCGGCTCATTCACCGGCTGCTGGCCGCGCATGGCCGCTTCCTGTTCTTTCTTTGATGGCGCCACGCCCGTTGCTTTTGCCGTTTCTGCAAGCGCTTTAGTAAATGTTTTTCTAATTCTTCTGACCACACCGCCCATTATTTGCCTCCAAGTAGTGATTTATATTCGACCGGCGCCTCGGTGGTAACACCCTGCGGCCCTGTCTTCTGGCTGGTTTTCATTGTCGCCTTGCCCGTTTGCTTTTTCTTGGTCTTTTCAGTCTCGGTGCCGGGCGCATCCACAACAGGATCAGGGGCTGGCGGCGGTGGCGGCGGCGCTGGTGGCGGCGGCGGTATATTTACCTTTGGTGTCAAAAAACTCATGCGACCACTCCTAACGGGTTGTACGCGCTGTCTGCGATTTTTTGGGGCGGCCTCTCCCACGCTTGGTTTTCTTTGATACCGACGGCGAGGTATCTGAAAGCGTCGGCGGCGTGGCTCGACCAGTCGTGGACGGGCGTGGATCTAAAACTTCTAAGACGCTCGTTATACGCCCTATGATAGTGCCTAAGAGCTTCCAAGCCCGGCCCACAAGCGGTTTTGTCAAACCAGCAGCGTGGAATAAGCATCTGTGCAGCATGGATTCCATCCTCTAATGGTAGTTTGGGTACGACCCGAAAGTTAATCCCCAGATCCCAGGCGACCTCTCGCCGGCTTTTACCAGACCCCAGCTCTCTTACCTCGATGTCATGCGGGGCATTGTGTGTGCCGTAAAGGTAATCTTTTTCTTGAAGCATCCGGGCATAGTGCGGCAAGCCCTCGCCACGGTTTTCATAAAAATCGATAACGTGAACAGCCCTGCCCACGCTTTGCGTAAACCAGACCACAGTGCTATCGCCGACGCCCAGATCCCACCAGGTATCCACCTTTGCACTTGGATCATAGGGAACTGAAGAGATGCGCCCTGTTTCTTGAGCGGCTTGCAGCTCTTTTCCAAAAACAGCCCCCGGCACATTAGCCACCCAGCTGCACTCAAACTCTTGCTCAAACTGATCTGCCGACATCATAGACCGGGCAGCGTCCAGCTCTTCAGCATCCAGGATGCCAGTCTCGCTGGCCTTGTGAATTGCCGTGTACCAGTCGTCCTGGCTTTCGGCCGCCACAAACAATTCATAAAATGCGTTGTGGCCTCTAGGCGTACCGATAAACAGCGCCTTGCCTTTCCTGTCGCTCAGCGCCGGCCTGATAATCTCAGGAAACAAACTCTCAGGCATATCTGCCATTTCATCGAGACACGCCATGTCCAGATAAATACCACGCAAGCTATCCGGGTTCTCAGCGCCCAAGAGCTGTATCCTTGCGCCATTAGGCAAATCACACCTAAGCTCAGTCTCATGAAACCTGGTCATAGGTATCTTGCCGGCGAACTGCTTCAAGTAATCCCATGCCACCGCCTTAGCTTGCCTGTAGGTGGGCGCTATGTAAGCACAGCGCGGATTGGTATTGGGATTAAGCACAGCCTCTCTCAGCAAGTGATTTATCGCCATGACGGTCTTGCCAGCACGTCGGTGCAGGACAACGACGCCCCAGCGCTTGGCGCTTAGCTCAGCGTGGAGCTGCGCTTGCAATGGCCGTGGTGTATAGGGGATCTCAATGTTCATGTCAGAGACAGGCTCATGATAGGTTATTATACGCTATAGATTCGGCGGGTTAGTCCGGGGGTGGTGGGGGGGTCGCTTTTGCAAATCCCCACATAAAACAGGTACGCATCCCGTCACTCTCATAAGCATATCAACGGTTTCAGCCAGCCGAGTGCCAAGCCAGTGCCAAGATCATTCCCAGCCAGACATCAATCAAAGAAAAACAAAACTTGGGTATGCCTCGTGCGCGCGAGCCCTGACACAGACAGCTTGTTATATATATCTACCCAACCACTTCAGCTTCAGCATTGCCCCACACCAAAGTCAATGTCCCGCCCTGCTGCTGCTTGTCATCTGCCTTATCTCTGATACCCAATGGCTGCATCTGCCTGATGTGCTTATCCTTGTGATCAGCCTCTAACCTTCTACGCTGCACCTCAGCCATGGCCAGCTTGGGATCGTCAGGCAATGGCGCTTCAACAAGATCAATGATTTGATCACGCATGACCTCACACTGCAAAGCCCTGGCTGTCCTGTATGCTGTGTAAGCCTCTTCATCTTCTTGAACGTGACGCAATACTGTACGCCATGAAGGCAAGCTGTCATCTTCATTGCAGATCCTGGTCAGACTAATCCCGTCTGCAATCCGCTCGCAGATCGTTGTCATCTGTGTTTTTGTGATGCGTCGTTTAGCCATTGCCATCCAAAAGAACTGACCCAGCCATAGGCATGTCATGGCTGAGCCAGCTTGTAAGGTTCAAGTTAAGGGAGGATTTACGCAACATATAGTGCAGCGTATAAGAATCTGTACTACTTTTAGATCATTCGCGTCAAGTGCTTTGACCAATTATGTCACAACACATAATACAATCTAATCAACACATCCTTGTAACGCCGCTTGACGATCCTTGGATCGTTGAGCTGCAAGATCCTTGCAAGCTTTGTCCATGATGGGCCACGCTCTCTGAACGCAGCGCTGTGAGCTACAGCCCAGACCAGTCTCCGATCCTCTTGATCGAGCTTGGTTACAGCCAAGCCAACAGCCTTGTCATATCTTGTGATTTGATCAGGTGTAGCTTTGAGCTTGGGCGCTTCGAAAGCATTGTAGCCATATGCTTGCCATTCCATGACATAGTCTGGCCATGCAGACATCTTTTGCTTGCGAATAGCAGCTGGTAGCTTGCGCTCTGTCTCGGCTGCTTCCATGAAAAGCTCGTTAAGCTCAGCCACGTCCATTGAGCTTATCCTGTAGCTTGTGCAGATAATCAACGCGATCTAACGCAGTCATGGATTGCATAGCTTTTTGCAGCTCTTTGAACGCTTCTAAGCTATATCTAGGTCTAAGCCTTTTCATGACTCTACGTTCAAGCTCAGCAATCGGATCTACCTTAGATCTATCTATAGCTTGGACATACGGTGCTTTGCAGAGCAAAGCCTGTTTTTTAAGTAAATTATTTATGGTTTGATCAGCAGATGCAATCCGTGATTGCTGTGACTGCTTGGAATCAGAGCTACATGATACCCGTTTCATCTGTCAAGCCCCATTAGTCATGTTGTAAAAACTATATTTCTCTACAACATCACGACCGAGCGCTGGCATCTGTGGCATCGGCACTTGCTTTTCCAGATCATAATGAGCCGGCATTTGCTTTACGCACATGTCTAAAATGTAAATTGTAGCCGGCTGATCCTTAACCAATGTCATGCCTTGAGCTGTCCACTCAGCGAAATTTTTCATTTCCTCGACTGTATCTAAACCGACAGTCATGTGGTTTTCCAATGTTTGCAGATCATTACTGTCGCCCTGAATTACAATTGAACAATATGGCATTTATCACTTCTCCTCATAAGTAGCCCCTGTGTTTTTAACAGCTATCCTGACTGCTTCTCTCCAGCACCGATCATTGGCGCAAACCAGCTTGCCGCTGCCCAGAATGACCCATGTCCCCATCATTTGCTCGTGATATGCCTGGCAGATACAGCACCTCTGCGGCCAGTGTGTCTCGTCCAATGTCCATCTCCATTATCTGCCCGGCCATCTCAGCCAACACATAGCCTTCTGTTAACACTCCATGACCGCCATACTGCGTCACAGCCCAGGGCTCGATGTCCCAGGCTTCAGCAATCATAAACAAGCCCATACCGTCTAGCACCGAGCGCCGGTAATCTTGCTGCGCTAGCTGCATCGCCTGTTCGTATTTCATCCGGTACACTCCCCGCCATCAGCCTGACAAAAAAAGCTCTCATCATCAAAAACCCAGTCAGATTGTCGGGCTACAAAGTCAGTAAACTCAGCGCTGGTTCTGCCGCCAGAAAAGCTGATCTGGATGTTGCCGTCTGGCAATGTGTACGGGTTCACGTCAGCCATCTAACTACCGGGTCATCACAATAATCTGCTTCCCACACAAACCAGGCATAAGCCGTCGTGCCAGAGCCGGCCACCTCTTGATCACCACGCCAGATCGTCAAGCGCCGGGCAAACACATAGACTTTTGCTGGTGGATTCATGGCAAATAAACGCCAATAGCGCTGTATTCCCTCTAGGAAGCTCAGACGCAGCAACCAAGCATGTTTGGTGCATCCCAGTGCTATGGCATGGCTTATGAACGCCTCAGCGAGCTTGTATGGCGGGTTTGTAATCAAATGATCAGCTGCGCGCTTCTGTTCCATCAGAAAATCAACGCCAGCTGGGCAATATCCATAATCATTTAGATCTGTCGCTATGACCTCGTAACCGGCCAGATCACAACACTCAGCCAAGGCGCCATCACCAGCTGCCGGCTCCCAGATAGTCTTATCAAACCGCTCATTGCTCAGTAACGCATGAACAGCTTCTGGCGGTGTCGGATACCAATCATCCTTTTGCCTCATGTCCAGCCCCTGCCATCGCAGCTGTAACAGCTTGTCCATTCCACACAGCCATCGCCGTCTGGTTGGCGTATCATTCCATCTTTGCAGTCATGGCAAGGCTTCACAGCTATGCCCAGGCCGCATGTTTTACACACGACAAGAGCGCCTTCCCGACTAGGCAGTGTGGTGTCGCACTTTGGGCATCTGCCCCAACGCAGACGGCTATGCCATGTACCGTCGCCATCAAGCATCATATGCCGGCCCTCAGCTTGACGATGGGCTCTAAAATATCGCGTACCTGTTCGACCGACCTGGCCAAGCCCCAGTGGCAGCCGGCCAGCAACAGCCGGTTCCGCATCTCTTCCTGGTTTGGTGTCAGCTTGCCGCCTTTCAAGCGCTTTAGCTCTATAAACACCGACGTGCTGATGCCAACCTTGCTTTCATCAGCTGGCACAAATATCTCAAGATCCGGCCAGCCAAACTTGGTTCCCATCAGTTTGAGCTTGCGTTTAAAAGCAACGTGCCTAGTGCCTTCGTTGGGGCTGTGATGAAATATACAACCGGCCGGCAGCGCATAGTGCAGCCAGCTGGCCACCTGTTTTTGCAGCTCATCCTCAGTCACGCCGGAGATAAAAGTCATTCGGCATGACCTCTCCGTTGCTCAGCAGCACAATGCGATCCATGAATAGCTCGTTGGGTATCAGCCGGTCTTTGTGGTCAAACGGTAAGCACCAGCGGCGCGCCACCGTGGCATGACTGGCATCAACTTGCCTGGCCAGCTCGCTGTACGACCAGCCCTTTTGTCTACGGAATGTGTCTAAAATCATACGTCATAAATTACATGACTTGACTTAATCCGTCCAGAGGCTTAACACAATAAAAGTATTTTAACGGAAACGGACAAGGTGATACAATGATCTTCATGTCAAACAACCTGTCAGTAATGATTGCCCGGTCGGGCTTGAATAAAAAAGATGTTGGCGCTGCTATCGGTGTGGCGCCCGAAACCGTGTCGCGTCATATGTCTGGCAACATTCAGATCAATCTTAAACTAGCAGAGGAATATGCCAAGGTGCTAAACTGTATGCCCCAGGACATACTGTTCGCCACCAAGCCTCTCAAAATACTGATGCACAATCATGTTCATGACAATGGTGAAATATCGCGTGCGCTTGCCGGTGAAACATGTCCACGCACAAAAGGTCGTGCCAAAAGCGGTAAAATCTATATGAACCATATGTTTCAAGACAAGCTAAGCGCTATTGTATGGACTATGGATAAAAATTATACCGGCATAAAAGAATCGCTCCGGGAAGCAATCAGCATTGTGCGTTCTGACCCTGTGCAACAAAAATATGTTGATGAAGCGTGTGACAAACGCCCTTGCTATTTTCTTTCAAAAAACAGCAAAGACCAAAGCGCAGATATTGGCTATGGCGTCATTTATCCTGAGCCGGGAAACTTATTTACAGTCGTTGATTGTAACACTGGCGACATTCGCAGAGGCTTAGAATTGATCTGGGCTACACCGCATATTTCAACAGTGTGGCGGCCTGATCTGCGTGATATAAATATAGTCTACGACAAGTGACTTGACGTAATCCGTCGCATTTGATACGCATATCCTCACACATGAGAGGATATGACGCTATGAAACATGACGTGCCTGAGTGGGCTTTACGCCATCAATATAAACATCATTCAAATCAAAGATCCAAAGATCGAGCCAAAGATCTTTTTGAAAAATCCCACATCCGACCGCTAATCGATGCAGCTTTTAATACGCTCTACGATAAAAGCGCCTCAGACAAAGACAAATTAATAGCTAAAGATACGCTGCATAGGCTGCGTGACGGTCGTGGTAGCGCCAATATGCGAGGCGGCGTCGCCGTCCAGACAGTGTGCGATCTGCGCCTTGTTATGGACAAAGACGGCAAGACGCTTGACATGGCTGAGGCTACCCGCGCCGGCATTGAGCAAATGCAGGAATATAAGCCTGTTGATGAGCTGGATGAGGCCAAGAAAGAAAAGTATTTAGAAGAGCTGCCGCTGGTTGCTGAACACGCTGTGATGGGCTTGAGCGAAGCTATGGCTAGCGACAACCGCATCTTGGGTGAAATCGACCTTAAAGATACTTTTCCCAGCCTCGCTCTGCCCTATTTCACCAAGCCAGATTATAACCGGCGCGGTGATCTTAAAACAAAATGGTCACGGCCAAGTGCCAGATCAAAGTCTGGCTGGCAAACAGGCACCCTGCCCAGCTCACTGAGCGGCATGTTCGATATGAACAATGTGTTCCAGTGTGCCGGGTTCTGGCAGCTGAACGGCCATCAGCCGCCATTCCTAGTCTATGCCAATGCCACCGACTACCGTGTGTTCACCCCGGACAATGCGCCAGAGCTGCGTAATGATTTTCTGGCCGACATCATCAGGCACACGACGCAATACCACAAAACCACTGAAAATATACTGCGCGCAGCAAGCACAAAAGATGAGCTGCTGGGCTTAGTCTCGCCGGACTGGTCGCACATCTGCTGGTCTGAACCCGAAACCTATCTGGCTGAAGCCAGAACATTATGGGGGATATCATGAAACAATGGATTGTAGAAGGCGTGAATACCATCGTCTGGGTCATTCTGATGGCCATGATCTACTTTATTTTGACGATGTTGTTTGTCGATCCGACTTGGTGGAGCCCGTCATGATGAGCCAGCCAGAGTTCGATTTCACACAACCACCAATGGTTCACAAAAACGCCAAAGATACTGAGCGGATGGCCGCTGAGTTTATCGCACCAAAAGTAACGGGACTACGGCTCAAAGCCCTGCAAAGCCTCGCCGCAGCCCCGTCTGGCCTAACTGGTAGTCAGGTTGCTGACAACATGGGCGCCTGGATTTACAGCGTCAAGCCTCGGCTGACAGAGCTGCAAAACATGGGGCTTGCTGTTGATAGCGGCGCGCGCGCCAAGAATGAACGAAACCGGCAAGAGGTTGTGTGGCAAATCACACCAGCTGGTACTGAATTTTTGAGGGGTAGAGATGGAAACTAAAGACATAAACGCTGCCATAGCCAATGCTATGGATAAAATTAAGATGCTGGGTAAAGGTGAGAAAAACAACCACCAGAATTATAACTTTGCATCCATCGATGATTTTTTAGAAATGTGCCGGCCTATCTGCGCTGCGGAAGGCTTACACATAAACCCAAACTGTGTGTCGATGGATACATTCCCAGTCAATAACAAAACATGGGCGACATTTACATATAGCATCACTATGTGTCATGCGTCCGGCCAACAAACTGAGCCAGCTGGAAGCATAGTCAGCTTGCCGTTGACTGGTGCCCAAACATCTGGGGCAGCACAATCTTACGCGGTGAAACAATATCTGCGCGGTCTTTTGCTTATTGCAACCGGCGACAACGACGATGCTGATTTCCTGCCACAAGTTGAGGGTGGCATCGAAAACAAGCCAGCTGCTGCCAAGGCACCCTCACCGACACCAAAAGCTGACGCACCGCCGCCACCACCAGCTGATGTTGATTGGCAAAAGTGGGTCAATGAACAAATGGTAATCCTGCGTGACGCAACAAAAGTAAAATTATTGATGTGGTCGCGCAAAACAAAACAGCAACGGGATCAGCTGGTTGAAGCTGACCGGGAGCTAAACGCATTGCTCAACGATTATTATCAAGAGCGTTATGACGAATTAAACACAGGAGAAAGATGATGCCAGGTTTTGGTAGGAGTAAATTCAAATTGCGTCAGGACATTGCAATGGCTGACGATGATGGCAACCCGGTCGAATATCAAAGCTCGGCCTTTATTCAGTTTCGTACTGAGTTCAACGAAGAGACACGGCGCTTTGCCCCAATGACAGATGAACAACGGGAGATCTGTGATGAGATCCACGCCATGATCTTTGAGGCCGGCGTTGAGCTGGGCATCAGCATCACGCGCCGGATACCGGGCGAGACTGATGTGCGTCAGTTTCCAAAAGTAGCAACATTTTCACTGATAGCTAATGAGCCGAAAAATGGATGACAAAAATCTTATGACGCTGCCGGAAGCAGCGGTGTACCTGTTCAATGACGATAGCCATGCCGCATACAAGCGCGCCAGGCGCCTCATAGAAAACGCCGGGGTTCCGACGATACGATCCGGCAAAGCAATCTATGTGAGCCGCGCCACGCTCGATGATCAGTTCAACATAAGACTGGTGAACGACAATGCGTAACGCTGCTGATATGACGCTACAAGAGTTTAAGCTAGAGCTGCAATGGTTGCGGCACCAAGTGTTGTATATCGAGCCATTAGCAGCGACGCGGGAAAACGCTCGGAACACACGCACTTACATCAACGCAGCTCGCGGTAAAAAACTGTCGCCCTTCCGATATGTCAGTTGGGCGACAGTCGATTCTGTCAAGAGTAGGATGTGATTAGAACGCTTCTGCTATTCCGTCAGCAATCTTGTCGTCGCGCTCTTTATCGTCAAGCCAATGGCCGTAAACATCGCTTGTTGTACTGATGCTAGCGTGGCCCATCAGGTTAGTTATTGTCCACCAGTCAGCTCCAAACTTTTGCAGCAAACGGCTGGCATAGTAGTGGCGCAGATCGTGCCACCTGATGCGTCCAACGCCAGCTTGCTCACACGCCTTACCCAGCACTTTAGCAAATACATTTGTGCCGAGCGGGTCACCGAATCTGCCGGTAAAGACTAGCGCGTCATCAGCTGGTCTGCCCAGTAACAAATACAGCTCTTGTAAAGATTGTTTTACATCTGGGTGCAGTGGCACCTTGCGCTTACCCCGCTTGGTTTTTGGATCGCCGATCTCACTGCTGTTATGCTTGACTGCCTTGTTGACGTGAACATAGCCAGGCTTGCCCCAGTCAATGTCAGACCAAGTTAGCGCGCGAAGCTCGCCCTGACGCAGACCAGTAGTTGCAGAAAACCTAGCGCGCAAAGCCCAGTGAACAGGCATTGCATCAATGATTGCGTTGATCACGTCAGGCTGTATCTGCTTGATCTCTTTTGCCGGCTTTGCTTTGTCGCCCTTGCCTTTTACATCAGTCATTGGATTGCTGTTGCGGCAACCAGAATCAATAGAGTAGCTCATAAAGTATCTGAGCGAACCGAGGATATTATCGACAGTCTTTTTAGCCCGACCGACCCGCAGTTGCTCAACAATCTGCAACCGCATATGCCCGGTTGTAAGATCACGCACCTTGCTTTGCCCGACAGGTTTACCGTCAAGAGTAAGACCGACAAACAATTTGGCATCGCGCTCTTTTTCTGACTTTGATGACGTGGTCATGTCACCCTTGTCATGCTGGCTTGTTATGTGGGTTATGAAATTGCTGTACAACATATCAAAGTCCCAATCCCATGCAGCTGCTGTGCTTGGTGTCAGCTCTGCCTTGATCTTATCGACGTGACGCTCAGCCTCTAGCTTTGTGTGAAAGAACTCGCGCTTGCCGTTAGCAACAATAGACCTGGTGTCTACGCAAAATGCAGCCCATCCTTTTTTTACGCGTGACTTGTGTTCTACAATTTTGATGTCCATAACTATCTCCTTTTCTTGACCTTACGCTACTTATATAGTGACGTATTCCGTCAAGTTCAAGGGATAATCCCGTTACTCTCGCGACTTATCATGTCTTTCTTGGCACGCGCTTGGCACGCGGACAAAAAAATAAGCCACCGAAAGCTAATGCTTTCAGTGGCTTAACACCGTAAAGAATGGTGAGCGCGACAGGATTCGAACCTGCTCGAAAGCGTCCTATAATGTACGGTGACGGTACATTACAGACACTTATGGGTCAACCCCATGACGCTATATTCCACCTAATGACATGTAGTCTGGCACTGGCTTGGCACGGGCGCGTGCCAAAGCTCTTGGCACTGGGTTTAGGCTCTGCGCTTCTTCGCGGTTTTTGCTGATTGCCTAAATGCTTTAGCTGTCGGCGCGCCTTTAGCACCTGGCTTACGCATACGCTCGGGCTTTTTGCCAGCTGCTTTTTGGGCTGCTATGCGCTTACGTTTTTTATGAATGTTTGTATAAAGGCCGGGCTTAGCCATATTACTTGCCTTTCTTTTTAGACTTTATAATTTTAGATTGCAGAGATTTCGGCAGGGTCTTTTGCTTTGCTGTCAACTTGCCCATCTTTTTTTTCTTGGCGCCCATTCCTTTTCCGTAATGCCCCGGCATTGATCAGTCTCCTTTGGTTAACATTTCCATCTGCGTCTTGCAGCCTTGCCTCTCGGCCCCGTCCAGCTCTTGGATCTGGCACAAAAGCTTTTGCGCCGCGCAGCTGCTTTGCTGCCGGCCTTTACCTTGCCGGTGACTGGCGCCTTTAGTTTGCTGCCTGTCGCCCGGTTGTACTTCGCCCTGCCCTTTGCAGTGAGCCCACCACCCTGCTTAACCGAGCGCTTTTCGCCCCGGCCAACTGACAGGTTTACGGATTTCTTTTTACGCTTTGCTGCCATCGATCAATCCGTGCCGGTAGCCGTTAGATCTGTCATAGGTCAGCACGTCTTTGCGGGGCTCATGCACATAGCTGCAATGCACCCAGCCGCTGTTGCCGCCCGTGTAACATTCCAAGATGAGCTGATCGAAAGCCAGGTGGTCGCGTATCCACTCAGCCAGCTTCATATTACTGATGCCCGGCACCTCAAAGTCTGCTGCTTGTCCCTTGGCGTGTTGGCTTTTAATGTTGCTGCCAACAGCGATACATAACTCCGGGCATCGATACCCAGAGCTTACTGTAAAGGGTATGCCAAAATGGTTGCGTACCGGCTGTAAGATCTCCGCACACAGCTTCTCCATGTTGTCGATGGCAGATTGGTCAGGCGTGTTGTCAATGCCCTTCCTAAGCGCTGTCTGGCTCTTTACCATCTCAGCCAGGCTAAAATTTGGTGATAGTTTCATTTTGTCAGCCCTGATTTTTTTTCATATGTCCTCAAGCCGCCTATCCCAAGCATCCCGCCAAGCACAGTCAGAAGCGTACCCATATCGAACTCAGGCATCTCAGGCAGCTCTAGGCCGGCAAAGGACGCTCCGAATATAATTAGGTCTTTGAGGATGAAGTGATATGCAAAAGCAATGGCACAGACCCAGCCTACAGCTGGGCGCCAGCCGCCTTTAAATACACTGCCGCTAGCCGCCTCAGCCTTGTTGATTTCCAGCTGGGCAAGCAAGGCTTGCTGCGCGTGTTGGTCTGCCATTGTGGCCAACTCATGTGCGAGCTTGTTCTTTTGATCTTTGTCCTCAATAAATTTATCTAGCAAGCCGGTCACCGGCCCTATCAATGCCTGTATCATCTTGACAATACTCCCTTGGGCAGCGCCTTGCAGCTCCAGCCCACAGGCTTGTAACCGCGCATATGTTTGTGAACGCGCTCAGCCAATACAAACGCATGGCTCATACAGGCTCGCTCTGTGTCGTGCCATTTCTGTGCTTCTAGGTATGTGCATTGGTCTCGCTGCACCGCGCTTGTGCCGATCAGGCAAGCTATGACGATTGCCTGGTACATTACTCTTTTGGTGTCCTTGCTTCTTTGCCCAGGTAAATGCCATAGACGCCGGTCATCACGCCCATGATGACGCTGACAAAGGCAGATTGCTGCGTTGTTGGTGCTTCGAGATTCATAAACCATTCAGCGCAACGCCATGACATAGCAACAGAGGCAAGCATGGTTAGTTTTGCTGTAAGATTAAATTGTATGTATCGTTTCCACCAGTCGGTCATAGGACAATCACCTCAGCTTGGCTTTGAGCCACAGTGACAAACAGAAATGCAAACAATGCCAAGACTACCAGAATGATACCGGCGACAAGTAACGTGCCTTTAATCGTTTCCTCAAGCTCGCGAGCTTTGCGAGCCGCCTCACGCTTCGCTTGCGCTTGCGCCTCTTTTTGCTCTCGCAATGCCTTATTATGATGATCAAGTATTTCCTGCCATGTGCTTGGCTGATTAGCTGGTTTTGGCCAGCGCATATTTATCAGGGTTGCTACTTGTTGCATTTCTTCAGCCAGGCGCTTTGATTCAAGCACCGCGTCGATAGAGCCTTTGAAGCTGATATCGCCAACGCCAGCCTGTTTGTTGCGCTCCTCGTTGAGCTTTTTCTGTGCGTTAAACAGTGTGCCGATTTGGTCTGAAATATCAGCAACAGATTGAACATCGTTAATCCTTGCTTTGATAAATGCTATGGCGTTTGACGCAGCAGAAACAGCCGCTAAAGCGGTGATAGGCTCCATGATGTGTCTCTATTTTAGATGCGGTCTGCTAGTAGCAGCAGAATGATTGCGGCTGCTTGACCTATAAGGATATGCTCTGTTCGCTTGATCCTGGTGATGGTTTCGACCCAACGCTCATCTGTCCGCGCAATGTGCTTCTCAAGCTCGACATGAATTGATTGCAAGGTTGGCTTGCTCATCAGATTGCATCCGGCCAATCATTTATGGGTGCGTTGCCAGATGGCTCGCCATTACTATCTACAGGCGTATCATACAATGCCATGAACGCTGCAAGGTCAGAGGCACCATTGATGGATGTTTCTATCGCCGCACACTGAGTGCGAACCGCATCCCTGTAAGTGCTGATTGTGCTAGGGATTGCTGTAGACTTTTCTGATTTGCGAATTACATACCAATCGTATGGTGCTAACAAACTAGCTGCTGTTGTCTTTGCCTGTGCTACAGCTATAGACTTTAGGCCAAGCGTTACAAGCTGGTTGCCATCTAAATCTAAGACAGCATCGCCATTGTCATCAACCTCATTAACGTCTGTCAGGCTGCGCGGGATTAACGTGCCATCAGCCTGTCTGCCCCAATAAAAGCGATTGTCGAATGGTGCCTCACTAGCTGGCGCATCTTCCCACACCAGCCCAGCAGCCGCCTTCTCAGCGTCTGTCCAGCGCATCCACGTTGCAGGGTGGGTGATGTTGTTGTCATCTTGCCAGCTTCTGCCAGCGCGGATGATTTTACCATTGTATGTATATGCCATTGGTTATCTCCTATCTGGCGTTGCTATATTTTGCAGGGGCTTCGGCAAAGGCGAGGTAGATGTAGGTATATGTGTTTTCGTTTGTCGCACCATTTGCACTTCTTAGTTCGAAACCATTGCTTAAAAAATCTATCGTTTCTGCGCTTGACGACAATTCGGCGGCACCACTATTTGCTCTAAGTTCATTGTCATCTACATTAAACTGACCTCTTACTGAATCACGCAACTGCCAGTTCCATCCGCCGCCGACCGCAGTTTTACCAATTAACAAAAACGCTGGCCTAAACCCTGTGTAAACAAACGTGCCATTTGCATTACCGTTGCCGCGATATTTGCCAACGGCCTGATAGCCGGGAACGCTGTGGAACGCATAAAAAACTAAATCTTCTCCGCTATTGTTTGTATTTTGTGCTGTGCCTACAGAAAACACACTGGTAGTTGGCGCAGTGTCATTCCAATAAGTTGCCGCATCACCTGCCGCATCAGTTGCGTTTAAAAAAACGTGGTCTGTTTCTGCATCACTGGCAATATATTTATGGTATATAGGCCATTGTGTACCAGCTTGGGTTCTGCTTTTTACAATTATCATCTCTGGCGCACTAGACAAACCGTGACCAATCGTAGCGTTAGCACCTGTTCCAGTATAAGTTCCTATACTAAACCCAGCATCGGGTGCAGCCGACACCTGTGACGTAATACTGCCATCTGAATTGCTTGATGCGCTGCCACCAGCTTTCCAGTTCCACGCAACGTATGTGTCACTCGACCCGTTAGTCGCATCGAATGTGCCATCTGTGCCATCGTCAACAGTAAAGCCATCGCTGTCAAATGACGTTAAACCACCAAAACTTGCTGTTGAAATTGCACTAGCATTTTCCGCATCTGTGCCATTACTACGCAACACATTGTCTGCACCACGCACACTATCAAATAAAGCATGTGATGCTGTGCCGTTTCTCGTTTTAATCCAAGTCCAATCCGGCTGAAAACCAACGCCAGTTATTGCGTTGGACGAGGAGCCGTCACCCGTATAAAGCACCGTATTAAAGTAATCGTCAGCCTGTTCCGCGCTGTTCGGGCCGATGGTTGGTTCTGGTAGGTTGGCTGAACACAACGATTTGTAACCAGATGGCACAGAATACTTGAAGTCACCGTAGCCATTAGCATCGGTGTTGCCGCCAGCCGTTACTGCACCGGCAAAAGTGCTGTCCTGACCATAGTTGGTTGAAAGGGAAAGAGTGCTGTTTATTGACACCGCTGGAACATATTGCCCCGTCAGCCCAGTTGCGGCGGCAGTACCAGAATTTTGTATCGTACCATTTTTGTAAAAATAAAGTGCGCCAGCTTTAACGGCGATTCCAATGACATCACCTGTTGTAAAGCTATCACCATAAGAGGAGTCAACGCCACCAGTGCTTTTGCTGCCATTACCTTTGTAGGCAATGCCATCTGATGAGTGAGCAAAATTGAATGTGGGGTCTGATTGATTAAAGTATATGTTTTGCGGTTTAGATATGCCAAATCTTACTTCAACACCGCCGCTATTTACATACCCTTCCCAGTACCATCCGTCTGTATCCTCGACATCGAACAAAAATGTCCCAGCCATATTATCAAAGTTACCGCCAACGCCAACCATCTTTAGGTTGCCTTCGGAGTGCGTAATGTTAGCTCTCATTGCGCCGTTGTTTGTACACCAATTATTAGTCGGGCTTTCACCGGACATCACATCGCTTGCGGCTAAGTTGTTTGCAGTCCAGTCATTATTATTGCCAGACACATCGTTACCTATATTCGCGCTATCTGCAAAATCTAGGTGATAACCATTAACACCGTGACTGGTTGTGCCGTTGTCAACGTATTGCTTTGGCACCCATATACCATTCACTTCTTCAGCAAAATCAGTCGGTGACAATGCCTGACCGTCAACCATATGGATTTCAGCCATATAACCATTAAAATATCGGGAATATGCAGAAACGTAACGACCCCATCTTTGTTCTTGACCATTTGTGTTTACAGAAGCCATTACGCTGTTTAGACTCGGAAATGTTCCGGTATAGTCTGTTTGTTGTGTGCCATTTACATAGACTTTAACACGATCTGTATCTGTAGATTGTGTGGTGTCATATACAACAAGAAAATGATACCAAGCACCGCGATCTCGATATAGTCTTGGAGATGTTGGATTTGCGCCACCGTTTTGCGTGTATATTTCAAAATCATCATCTGTACCAAAAGCATAAGTGTTGTGACCCTGACCAGTTCCACTTCCAGTGTTTTTTGATGAAAATACAGTCCGAAAATCTCCACTGCCTTGTGCCAGTTTAATCCATACAGAAAAAGTATATTTCTTGTTGTCTGTTCCATTTGACGACGGAGTAAAACTTAAATACGCACTATCCGCTTCTTCAAATCGCAAAGACTGGTCAATGCTGTATGAGTAAAACCCAGCCGCCCCACTTGAATACATCCATTGGCTTGAACCTATTGGCCCTGACATAGCAGCCCCCTACGCAAACGCCAGTTGNGGCGCACCTAACAGAACACGCCCCGATGCTGCAACAACATAAGGCACAATGTCTGTCGTGCTTGCGGCTGTAGACAGGGTAAGGCCAGCACCACCAGCAGTCTCATAGTCTGTGCCAAGTGACACAGCCCTGCCGCCGGTTGAATCTTGAATAAATACAATGAAGCCAGATTGCCCAACTTGTTCTGTCGTTGGATTAGCAAGTGTAACAGCACCTGTTAACGTCAATACAAAATTTTGATTAGCAGCAAAGTCAAGCGTAACGCTGCCTGTGTTTGATGTGTCTGTATCTGTTGCGCCAATCACAGATTTCTCAAACTCAGCTACTGCGCCGCCAATTTTTAAGCGGTCATCGGTTGTCTCATCATACTTAATAAACGCATCACTATCTGTACCAAATGACAAGTTCTCATCATCGGGTATAACTTTGTTTGTAAGGCTTTGTGAAGCCACTGTGCTTACTAACTCACCATCGCCACCGGGCGGCAATGTCAGTGTATTAGTCACTGACGCACTATGCGGCTGTGCCTTGACTGTCTGCCCATGACTGTTTGCCTCACAGTTGAACACAACAGTACCGGGGTTTGTATTGCCTTTGACAACAACAGTGCCAGTGCCATTAGGTGCAAGGTCTATAGTGCCATTAGATGTGGTCACAATATCCTGACCATTCATGTCTAAGTCACCGCCAAGCTGTGGTGTTGTGTCTAGAACTACATCAGATAGACCACCACCGGAAGCGCCAGTTGCACCAGTTGCGCCTGTTGCGCCAGCCGGTATACCCAAAGCCAATGCTAAGGCACCGCTAGCAGCTGTGTATGTAGCTGTCGCTGAAGGTGTTGCGCCAGCTGATAAGCCGGACGCAGATATTGTTACAGTATCTATCTTGCCCTCAGTGACTGTCAGATCACCGCTAGCGTCAAAACTCAACAGCTTGTTAGCTCGATCAGTAGCCGACGTTGTAAATTCAGACGTGGCAATGACGTTGGTTTGCGACACTTTGAGCGATCTGCCCACAGCTTCATCAAGCTGCTGCGTGATCATGGTCAGCCGGTCGAGCGCATCTTCATGGCTTTCTGCCGGAAACGGATCGTTGGCAACGTAGTCTGTAGCCTGGGTCAGTGTGAGCTTGCGTAGGATCACGACAGTCTCGCCAGACGCCGGCACATTCCCGGTGGTGAAAGTCACGTTGCCGCCGCTGTCAGTCCCGGCGCCAGACACTGTGTAATGTGTCGTCAGCGTCTTGGTTGTTTCAACGCCGGCTGATGATCGGATAATAACCGTCAGATCAGCATCTGCGAATATCTTGAACCCGTAAGCAAACGCGGTTGTGCTGCCGTTGCCAGAGTAGCTGGCACGGTTGGTCGTCGTTGAAACTGTCATTACTGTACCCCTGCTTGTTTCAGCGCATCACGCTCAGCCAGTCTAAGCGATAAATCCTGATTACCTGGCTGAGACAACAGCACCGGCAATGCCGCACGATAAAACCGCGCCTCAGCGTTCTTGATCATGCTTTTGCGTCGGTCATCGTCAGCGCTTGCATAAAGTGGGTGCGCCATCAGGACTTTTAGATAATCTCTGAACGGGTATACCGCCGGGCCTTGCTGCCTATCGCCTCTGGTTGTCACCATCGTCAAAGGCAACGCCACATCATTTTTAGCAATTCTGGTCAGCTCGCCCCGATTGCGCTCACTGAGCGACACACCCATGATTTTCTTTTTGTCGCGGCTTTCTGTCAGCGGCGCACCCAGTCTAATTAGCTCACGGTGATATGGCTCGACATCCTCGCCATAGGCCAGCTTAAACGGCGTGACGCTAGACCAGACAGCTGCCACCGGGTTGATGTCAAATCTCAGCCCTTTGGTTTTCTGTTCGCCCAGCATATCGTATTGAAACGCATAATTTTCTTCTATCTTATTGACATACGGAATGTTCATTACTTGCTGTTCCCAGCCCCAAGCCACTTGCTCATAGAACATTTTTGACCAGCTGGCGTCCTGCCAGTTTTTCACAGTGCCAACCAAGCTATATGGCACTTTTGAATATGGGTTGTCCGTGCCTTGGCTCTCATCATAAAGTCGTTGCACATCTTCAACGCTGTAATATTGATAGGGCTGATCGACCTTTTTCTTGGCGTTGCCCCCGGTCAGTTTTTCTACATTTCTGACAACCGCAGAAAACGGAACAGGAAAAATAGCAACAGTCCCACCCATAAACCCGTCAGTGATCATGCTAGGGTCTTCGTATTGGAACGCCTTGTATATGGTGCCGATACCCTGTAACATCGGCAGATCGCGGAAATATTCCATGGTTGCCATCGTCGCCGCGCTAAGTAGATTTAGCCGGTCTTCTGGGTCAACAAACATTGTCTGATGCCGAGCCGTGCTAGCAGCTATGCCAACAAACGCGCTAACCGGCTCCAGTCCTTGATAACTAATGTATGCCAGCTCACCATTGGGCAAGCCTGTCTCTTTGTTATAAAGAGGCAACGGATCGCCGTCAGCGTCTACTGGGAAATCACCCGCGCGAAACACAAAGCTATAAGGTTGCCACTTAGGCGGCAGCATCCTTTGCAACTGCTTATCTACTGGATAAGACCCCGTAACACGTCCATTCAGCGCTAACTGATGGAAGCCGTACATGGTCATGGTTCCCATTGCCAGTCTGCCATAAGCGCGATCTCTAGCTTGCGGCCCGTTCTTACCAAGTAATGTATCTCTGGTTTTGCTTGAGCCGGGGTTAAGAGCTAGTACGGCTTGAATCAACGGGTGGCCTTCTGCGTTTATCTTGATTGTATTTGTTGGCGCTTTGGCAAACGGCATGGTCAATTTGCCAAGCACATTGCCGCGAAACGCATTAGTAAACTTGCCAATGACGCCATCGCCAAGATCGGTCGTCATGGTTGCGTATCGACCAGCTGCATCCATTTCATCTGTGGCATACTTAGGATCAAGCAAAACCATCATGGCGTCATCCATCGCCTCAGTGTCATCCCGCCCCATATGCTTTGATCTGCGATATGCGCGCACAGATTCCTCATACAGTGCGCCTCTTGACGCAATTGTTTTGAATAAATCGTCGGCAAACATAAGACCGCGACCGGGCAGTCGGATTACACGCCCCAAAAAATCAACAGCATTGCCTACGCTATTATTGTCAATGTTCAGATTTTCACGATCTATTGCCCTAAAGGTTGCACCCTCAACCTTTTGCAATGGATCAGCCGCTGACTCGTCAGCAAATCCTTTAGCGGCTAAAGTCCAAGCATCACCGAAAGATTGACCAAAACCATACACACGCGCAAAAACATCCTCAAAATGTACGCCGTCTGGATCGGGATCACGCCCAGCTAGTCTGGCGCCAGTGCGAAAAACTGTGCCTACACTTGCAGACATAAGGTCAGTCAGCACGTTGTAGGTCATAAACAACGGAGTGCCTAAGCCGTTTTTGATTTGTGTAGGAAAATAGGAAAGCAGCCCATTCATATAGACTTCCATCCATACGCCCTCTATTTTCTGGCTCCACGCGCCGGCTGTGTATTTATTAGCGTTAACCTGGCCACCTTCTGCCAAGGCGTCGAGATATCCCTTGGCCATTTTCTTGACAAGCCCGGCGCCGCCAGAATCAGTCAGGATAGCATCCATCACATCAGCTGGCACTTGGGTGCCGACGGGTATCTTAAAGGCTTGCATAGCTCTGGCTATCTCTGTCTGCGCGCCCTTGGCTTTCATCTGTATCCCAGCATGAATTGACATCTGCCGTCTAAAATCGACCATAGCTTTCGGACTGGCTAGACCGCTTTGTATCTGAACGGCCATTTCCTGCAACTTAGCACCAGATCTTTGCAGCAAGATCCTAAGCGCAGTCATTTCTTCAGCGTTTAGAGCTTTGCCTGACTGTTTGCGTAAAATGCTTCTGGTAAAACCAACCTCATCAGCAAGCAGCTCGCCAGCGTTTGCCAGCGTTTCTTGGTTGGTAACAATGCCACGTTTTTCTGCTTCTATGGGGTCTTTGATAATATCTGACATTGCGTTGACAACGCGGTTGATGTCTTCGCCGCCTTCGAAATTGTCGAAATTAAAATCAATGCCGTCTTTGCCTTGCACATTGCTACTGATCAAATCACGGGCATCTTTATTTATCTGCGGAACATCATCAGCAAACTTTTCGTATTTGCTTTTAACAACTGGATCAGCCCCACCAATAGACATTTGGGCTTTTTGAGTGACTTGCTCATTATTCGGCAGCTCTGGTTTGACTGGCTCGAACAGATCCGGCTGATCAGCCAGCTCACGTTCTGTGGGCGTTGCAATAGCAGTCCGTGCGTCACCGCCAGATGCTTCTAGCCGAGCCTGGCCTTCTGGCGATAGCGCGTCCTTAGCAAGCGCCTCTTGTGTTGCTTGCCTTGTTGTCCCTTCTGGCGCAATGCCCTCGGTGATAGGCTCAGCAACGCGGCCAGCCACGCCGCCCTCTAGTGTTTCACGCGCTGTGCCGGGTGCAGCTTTTGCTGATTGCTGCAATAGTTTTTGCAAAAACCCAGCAGTCTGGATGCCCTCATCGACCTGGGGTTGCGTGTCGGCGAATTGCGTCACGCCCCCGGTGCGTAGCGCACGGGCTGCTTGTTGTGCTGGTGTTGCCATGAAAACTCCAAAGAAAAAGGCGCCCCGAAAGGACGCCCTACTTTATTTGTTTTTACTATAATTTAGATGCGTTGGCTACACGGTTTGTGTAGGTCGTTTATAACTGCCGGTCACATAGAGATCTTGGCTGGTTTGCCCAGATTTTTTAGCTGCAATCTGCCTACGGAGCTGCTTCACTGAAAAGCTCTCCTCCGTCTTGCCCCGGCTCAATGCCCGTTCCAGCCTTGCTTCCAAGGTATTCTTCATAACTTGTTCCGCCATTTATCCACTCCGTACCAGTACGATCCGTGTTTTTAAACACAGTCGTGTCGTAATATACGACATCTGCATATGTTATGCCATCTATTTCTGCAATCTCATCCATAGCGTCATCAAACACTTTTTCCATTTCAGCAACTCTTTCAGCAAGATTGTTGCCGTTAAAAGCGTCATCAAACTCTGGTATGTATTGGAATCTAAT